GCTGAAAAAGCACAGGAAATCGAAAAAATGCGTGATAGCAAAAAAGTATTCGCTGATCGTGCAGAGAAATCTGACGTATCTGCATGGGGCCAAGAGTTCCTAAAAGCACACTTATTAGGTGTTATGACTCAAAAAGGTATGAACACTGAGTTTGCTCAAAATCTACAAGAAAAAGCAGGCATCAGCTATGCTACTTCTGCTGCAGATATTGACCAAGAAGTTTCTTCTTTAATCGAAAAAGAAATTCAACGTGAGTTGAAAGTAGCTTCTTTATTCCGTGAAATCACTGTAAATGGTGCTTCTACTATTCTACCAATTCAACCAGATGCAGGCGTAGCCGCATGGCAATCTGGCGCAGCTACAGGCGGTAACTTAGAAAACCGTGGTGGTACTGGTGGTTATAAGCCTAAGCAAGTGACTTTAACAGCTCACCGCTTAATCTCTAGTACTTTTATGGATAACCATATTGATGAAGAAGTACTAATCAACCTTATGCCTATGTTAGTAGAAGGCGTTGCACGTGCACACGCACGAGCAGTAGAGTCAGCTATCTTACTAGGTAATGGTGACACTATTTCTGGCTTAGCAGGTCTTTCAACTGCTGGTACTGATTTAGCAACTACTAGCACTAAATTAACTGCTGGTGCGTTATTAACTGCACGTCAAGCAATGGGCAAATATGGCTTAATGACTGACGAGTTAGTCTATATCGTATCTCATCAAGGTTACTACGACTTATTAGACGATGCTGAATTCCAGACTATCGACGAAGTAGGTTCTGATATGGCTGTACGTATTACAGGTACAATCGGCGCAGTATTTGGCGTACCAGTTGTAGTGTCTGAAGAATTAGCAGCACCTGCATCAGGTACTGTAGCAGCTTTTGTTGTCAACAAGCGTAATTTCGCTATTCCACGTCTACGTGGTGTAACTGTTGAGCAAGACTATGAAGTAATGGCACAACGTCGTGTTATCGTTGCTACTCAGTCTTTAGGCTTCAACCGTTTAGTTGACGCTGCAGAATCAGCTGTTAAGATTTCTTACGCATAAGCATAAGATAGAGTAACTTAAACCCAGGGGGTCCGCCCCCTGAGTTTTTACTAATAGGTTTATAATATGTCAGAATTAATTACATTAGAAGAATACAAAGAACAGGAAGGCATTACTTCTCCTAAAGAAGATGTGCGTCTTGATTATATTATTACATCAGTGAGCCAATTAGTAAAAACTTATTGCGGAAATTCAATCATAGACTACTATGAAACAGAAAAAGTAGAAGAGATCTCTATAGATTGGCCTACTAGCATAGTTCAATTAACAGAAAGTCCTTTACTTAATATAGTATCTGTAGAAGAAAGAGATAATTTCAGTGCTCCTTATACTACTTTAAGCACTTCAGACTACTATGTAGATAAACTTACAGATAGTATTGTAAGAGTAAATGGATCTAGCTATAAAAACTGGAAAACAGGTCCAGGTTCTGTAAAAGTAACATATAATGCAGGGTACGAAAGCTGCCCCGAAGACTTAAAGCTAGCGGTATATGACCTAGTTACTTACTACTTAAAAGACGAGCATAAAGAACGTAGAACTTTACAAGGTGCGACTGTTCAGAATCAATCAAGTACAACACAGCGTAATAATGTAGCTTTCCCTGATCATATTAAACGTGTGTTGGATCTTTATAAGAACTTCTAATGGCAGTATCTAACTTTAAAGCAAATTTTTCTAATAAACTCTTAGATAAGCTTGAAGTAGAAATGAGAAGGAGTGTAGAAAAACAACGAGGACAGTTGCTTATAATACCCGGCCCAAAAGAACTAAAGAAAGCCATAAACGATACCTTTAACAATCAAGTTGAGATAAGTGATTATCACTTAGCAGCAGCGATAAAAAAAGCTCGAGAACATGCTGCAAGACTTGCTAAACGATTTGCAAGTAGCGACAAGAACGCCCATAGACTAGTTGATATAGTTATGGTTATAAAAGAAAATAGAATGGGACTACCAGATAGTTTTGTTTTAGGTAAAAATATGTTTATAGTAACAAGTTTTAATTATTCTATTAACGCTGTTAAAAACACTATGTTGACTTATTTTACCTCTAATGGTTTATTAACGGATAATCAGAAAAAAGAATTATCTAAAAATGTCCATAAAGGTCATGGTATGAAAGGTTCCGCAGTTTCTCAAGTAGAGATCTCTAATGCAATGACTTCTATACCTTTAGATTATAAAGACGAGTTAAGAGAATCTTTTGGAGCCTTTGCTAAAAAAGCCGAGATACCTAAAAATATACGAATAGAGATTGATAAACTGTTTGTATCCCATACTCAAATAGTTACTCAAGACGGAAAGTTAAAAGATGATTATGTATCTTCTGTTGCGTTTCAGTTGGGAAAAGAGAATATAGGTAAAGATGCTAAGTTTGAAAAAGCTGTTAAAAAAGCTTTTAGAGACTTTGCAAATGACTATGCTAAAAATCTTGTTAATGAGAAAGGTTCTTCGACTCTTAAACAGAAAATAACCAAAGTAACTTTGGATAAGTTTGATAGTAAGGAGTTTATAAAAGTAACTTCTAAAGATAAAAAGGTAAGTCTGAAAACAAACCATAAAACTACAAACAAAGGTAAAAAACAAAAGGTAGGAAAGGCCAGAGTATCTCAAGGCGGAAAAACACCTAGAAAAGTTAGATTTGGGGCGGGAGCTTCCTCTGCACCTTTAGCGATGATTCAAGCTTTTAATGCTAAATTGCCTTCTAAGCTAGCAAAAAATATGAAAAGTCCTGCACTTAACTATAGAACAGGCAGATTTGCATCAAGTGTTAATGTAGTAGATGCTGTGTTAACACCTCAAGGATTCCCTAGTTTTGGTTACACATACCAAAAGAATCCCTACCAGACTTTTGAGCCTGGTTATGCAATGGGAAGCGTAGAAAGAGACCCAAGAAAACTAATTGATCGCACTATGCGAGAAATAGCAGTAGAGTTTGCAATCGGAAGATTTTACACTAGGAGAGTATAATGGCAGAAAGAAATTACACTACAAGACGACTAGCTATTATAGAAGCTCTTGTAGAAGAACTAAAGAAAATTGATGGAACTAATCAGTTCTTAACTAACTTGTTTCAACAGGTTAGCCCTAGGCTTAAGTTCTGGGATGAAGTAGAAGAGTTTCCTGCGGTACACTTAAATGCAGGCTCAGAGGCTAGACAATACCAAGGAGGTGGTTATAAAGACCGTTTTCTTAATGTAACACTACGTTGCTACGTTAACGAAGAAGATGCAGTAGTAGCTCTAGAAAAATTAATGGAAGACGTAGAAACAGTATTAGAGGAAAACTCCAGATTAGCTTATACTGATCGTACAGGAAACACTCAATACACTCAACAAATCACTATAGTCAGTATAGACACTGACGAAGGTGTACTTGAACCTTTTGGCGTCGGTGAAATGACTATAGAGGTTCGCTATTAGAAACGACTGACACGAACAAATGTTCACGATCAAGTCTTTTCAAGATATACATAGGAGAAAACTATGGCAAATTTACAATTTAGTAGAAATACTAAAGTATTCTTGAAGCAAGGCAACAATGTTTGGGAAATCCCAGTACTTGATGGGTATTCTTTTTCACAAGCTACCAATGCTTCAGAAATCACACTAAACGAAATGGCAGATGTAGATGGCAACTCTCGTCGTGCTCGTCAAATGTTTAATGACTCTTTTGCTCCTGCAGAGTGGTCTTTTTCGTCATACGCAAGACCAAATGCAGGTACTGTAGTTGAAGAAGCTTTGTGGGCAAACTTTGTTGCTGCAAACTCGTACGATGGTAGTGCTTGGGCTAATGGTGTAACTGTTGCTACTAATACCACTACTTTCGACTTTGATGACTCAAATAAGACTGTATTAGGTACATTTGATTTATTTTTTGTTATGGGAGCTTGTGGCCATGCAGATGATAACTTCAATGCCGCATCGGATCTAACAATTTATAAAATTGCTGATTGTGTTGCAAACGAAGCAAGTATTGAATTTGATATTGATGGTATTGCAACTATTAACTGGTCTGGTTTTGGTAAGGTTATCTCAGAAGAAGTCGCCTTTGACGCATCGGGAGCTATTGCTCGTAGTGTTGATAGCACTTCTAACTTCATCCGTAATCGTTTAACCTCTTTATCTCTGGTAGAGAATGGCACTGGCGGAACTACTTATGGTCTTACTTTGACTGGCGGTAATATCACTTTTACTAATAATATTACTTTCCTAACCCCAGAGACTTTATGTACTGTTAACCAACCTTTAGGTCATGTTACAGGGACTCGCTCTATTTCAGGCAACTTTACTTGTTACTTAAATACAGCAGATAACTCTAGTGCAGACCTTTTTGAGAACTTAATCGAAGATCGAAATACAGTTACAAATAGTCATTCACTAACCTTTAACATTGGTGGTGGTAGTACTCCAAATATGGTAGTAGCAATGCCTACTGCTCACTTAGAAGTACCAACACACTCAATTGAAGATGTTATCTCACTAGAGGCTAACTTCCACGCTCTTCCGAGCACAATTAGTGGCACTGATGAAGCAACTATTGCCTACACAGGTGCTTAATACCTAAAAAGGGGGCTTCGGTCCCTTTTTTCTTACTCCTTTCAAAAATAGTCCTTGACTTCTAACCTCCCCTCTAATATAATTATCGTATATAAAAAATACTAACCAAAAGAAAAAGGAACAAAAACATGGATAACATTTCACTATCAAGCCTGATTACACCCAGTAAAACTGTGGATATTGATTTTGATGGATACCCAGGATTTAGTGTGCAGCTAACTTACTTAGGTCGAGAAGAACTAATAAAGTTACGAAAGCGCTGTGTTAGCACTAAATTCAACAAGAAAACTCATCAACCAGAAGAAAAGTTAGATGAAGAAAAGTTTTTAGCAGAGTACTGCAATAGCGTTATTAAAGGCTGGAAAGGCTTAACTTATGCGTATCTAGAAGAATTTCTTTTAGTAGATATATCAAGTCTAGATCCCAAAGACGAGTTACCGTTTTCACAGGAAAACGCAGAACTACTAATGAAAAACTCTAATATATTTGATACGTGGGTTACTGACACCGTAGGTGATTTAGAAAATTTTACTGGTCGCAAGTAGCAGAGCTTCAGAGTAAGCTAACTAGGTATGTTCGCCAAAATCAAGAAATTTCTGTAGATAAGTACTTAAAAATATGTGAACAGCTTAACCAAGAACCTGACCCTGATAAAATGCCACTTAACCCCTCTGATTTTCCGGAGCAAGTTCAAGTGGCATTTTTTATATTTGATAATCTATCGGACGTTTGGGACGGGACCTCCGGGTTTTACTTAGGAAAAAATTGGTCTGACGCAGGCTACTTAATGAAACTATATGAAGTTGGAGAACCTAAAGTAGTTTACTACTTTGCGAAAATGTATGAAAAGATCCTTATGGGATACAGAGCAGAAGAAGCCGAAAAGCGAAGAAAAGCAGATGAAAGAAGGCAGAATGCAAGCGGTAATAATTTTACCCATAATGTGAAAGGCTAATGGCTAACAATAAGATAAATGTAGATGTAGTAGTTGATGATAAAGGTTCTTTAAAAGAAACTACTAGAAGAAGTAAACAAGCTGCTAAAAGTTTAAACGATCTAGGTAATGAAACCCAGAACTTTGACCGTAAAATGAAAGGAGCTTCTCAAGCTACTTCTAATGGAACTAAAGCTTTTTCTAAAATGGCACAAGGCGGTGGCGGTATTGCAGGTATTTATGCACAAATCGCCGCTCAGGTGTTCGCTGTATCTGCAGCTTTTCAATTCTTACGTAATGCCGCGGATGTATCTAAATTAATAAAAGGCCAAGAAGCTTTAGGTTCTGTAACGGGTGTTGCATACAAATCGATAACAAATAGTATTCAAGAAGCCACCGGCGCACAGATAAATTATAGAGAAGCCGCACAAGCAGCAGCTATAGGTACCGCAGCGGGGTTAAGCTCCTCTCAGCTAGAAAGAATAGGTTCCGCAGCAAAAAACGCATCTGCAGCTCTTGGTAGAGATCTCACAGATTCTTTCAATCGTTTGGTACGTGGTATCACAAAAGCAGAGCCAGAACTCCTAGATGAACTTGGTATAATACTAAGACTAAAAAGCGCAACAGAAAAATACGCTAAGGCTATAGGCAAAAATGTAAACGACTTAAATGCTTTCGAACGCAGCCAAGCCGTTGCTAATGAAGTCTTAGGACAGGCCGAGGAAAAGTATGGAAAGCTTGAGAAACTTATGTCAAGCTCTGGTACTAATGCTTTAAATCAGTTCTTAGTTAGTTTTGATAAACTATTTATAAATGTACAAAAATTTGCCACAGAAACAATGGCACCTGTATTTAAATTTCTTACTAGAAATACAGAGTCTTTTATTGTTCTACTAGGGGCTTTGTCTGCTATCATAGTGAAGTCTCTAATACCTGACTTTGGAGCATGGGGACAGTCTGCAGACGAAAACTTAAAAAGACAAGTCAAAAGAATGGCTTCGTATAGACTGGAACTTAAAAAGACTGCAAAACAAGCTCAAGCATCCTTAACTATACAACAAGGCGCTGCTCAAAAGTCCTCAAGTGCTGCTCAAGCTCTAGCAGCTACTAAAGGCATTACAGGAACCACCGGTGGAAAGAAAGGTTTTGATTTTATTCTAGGTGATATTAATGATAAGTCAAAAGCAGGAATGAGAGCCGCTGAAGCAATGTTTCAAAACATTGAAACTCGCTATGATAAGCATGGAAAAGTAGTTAGTGGTAAGTTAAAAGGCCTTACTAGAAGCGAGGTAGCTACTTTCAACAAAGCCTTACAAGACCGTAAAAAATACCTTAAAACTTTAGAGGTAGCACATAGTAACACATACGGTAAAATGGACTTACGAGTAAAGAAATACGTTGCCAAGACTAAGCTAGCTTTTGCATCTCTGCAAGCTGCTACTGCAACTGTATTTGGAGCAATCTCAAAAGGATTGAACAAAGCTTTTTCTTTCTTTGGTACTATAGGACTCATTGTATCTATAGGTACTATGCTTTTTAGTTTAGGCAAGGAAGTTTATAGATTTTTTAACCCAATATCAGCAGAGGCTCAGAAAGCTGCTGATGCAATTTCTAGTTTTTCAGAGAAAACAGCTACTTTAAATGAAGAGCTAGAGAGAATGGGTTCAGTACGCAGCTCTGTTTCTTTAACCTTAAAAGAGATAGTTTCTCAGATAGGGCAAGCCGCTAGCTCTGCATCTTTACCTCAATTAGCAGAAAAAATACTACACTTCAGAACATTAGCGTCTGAAGGTTTAATTGACGAAAAAACTCTATCTACACAGGAAAAAGCCTTCGAAGAAACACTAGGGTTAGTAGCTAAACTAGATAAAAACTTACTTCCAGTATTAAAGAGATTTCAAGACACTAAAGAAATAGACTTGAAAGAGTTGTTTAACTTTGATGCGAATGCACGAAGAGCTGCCGCGTCCGTAAAAGCATTTTCTCGTGGTTTATCAGACGTAAAAGATGGTTTGGATAAGATAGCAGGTACTGCCGCAAAATCTCCTTTTGAAGATGTACGCAGAAACCTACAACTAGCACGAGTTGAAGGTGTTAGACTCGTTAATGAGATGGAAAGGGCAAATAGTGACGAGCAAAAAAGACTAGATGCAGAGATTAAGAGACTAAAGACTAGATTAGAAAAAGGGACCGAATCAGTAACAACTACTGAGAGGGACTTTGGTCCAGGGATTGGCTCTCAATGGAAATCGGTAACCAGAGAAGTTGCACTTACAGCAACAGCTATGCGTAACACTAGAGAACAGTACGATAAAGCCGTAGAGCGGGCTCAAAATCTAACGGCGGAACAGAAGAAAACTAGAACTGAGCTTACTAATATTGTACGTATGCAAGCTATTCTTAATCAGTTATCGGATCAATATCTTGCAAATGAAAAAGCAATTCTAAAAAATAAAAATGACTTTGCACGGAATCAAGTACTTGAGTACACAACATTAGATAAGATAAATAATAAAAACCTACAAATACAGATAGCCGAGAATCCTTTACTAAAGGCAAAAAACAAACTTTTAGCTGCTAATGGTGCTTTAGAAGCAGCAAGTGCAGGTTCGGATATGGCTAAGCTAAGTAATGCAACAAAGGCTCAACGAGCTGCTCAGTCTGAGTATGATACTGCCCTTGCAAAATACGGCCTTACAAAAGATCAGCTTAATCTTGAGCTAGATATACTTAACATCCAGAATAAGCACAATAAGGACCAGTTAGACAAAGACCAAACTATTCTAAATTTGAAGAAACAACAATTTTCTGTAGCACAGAAAGAAGCTAATCTTCAAAAACAGTTAAACAAATTTAAGCAACAAGCAATAACACTAGCCGCTACAGAAAAAATGCAACAAAGACGTGTAAATAGTACTGTAGGTACTTATGTCTTTAATAGTGCAGAATTAGGGGAAAAAGATCGTATATTTGCCGAAAGAAAGATTAACGACTTAAAAATGCAGCAAGCGAACGCAGATAAAACAATTGCTATAGCTAAGTTAAATCTAGAAAAATCACAATTTACTTTAGCTCAAAAGAGACTAGCTTTAGAGCTTGCTGTTTTAAATAGAAAAAGAAATGTTAAAACTACTAGAGAAGATGGGTTGACAGACGAGCAAGGCGCTTTATTTGATGGTATAAACACTGCATCTACCACTGCCTTTACTACTCAAGGCACAGCTATAGAAGCAGCTTTTATGGCTGCAAGTAAAGCTATACAGAGTGCAAATGTTGAACTAGACATTTCAGAAAAGAACTTGCAGACTATTACACAACTAGCAAATACTGCGGCTAAGTCTTTTGAGACAGGGCTTGGAGATGCTTTTAATAATATTATAACAGATACTAAAAGTGTTTCTGAAGCTTTCAGTGATATGGCTTCAAGCATCTTACAATCAATGTCTAAAATTGTAGCAAATAAGATAGCTGCACAAATTATAGGTTCTTTATTTTCTGCAGGAGCAACTTCTGATGTTTTTGCAGGTGGTCCAGAAATTGACGCACTCGGGAATGTTGGTGGACCTTACCATGTAAGATACGGGGGAGTTCTTAATTCATCGGGTAAAATACCTGGATATGCTGTAGGTGGCATTGCTTCAGGTCCTCAAGCCGGATACCCTGTAGAATTGCACGGAACAGAAGCTGTTGTACCTCTTCCAAACGGAAAATCAATACCTGTTGAAATGAAAAACAGTGCTGGACAAGTAAACAATATAAACGTTAGTGTTCAAGTAGATGGCAACGGAAATTCAAACGTCGAGTCTGGAGAAGGTGGAGAAGGCTTAGGAAAAGCAATAGCAGCCGCTGTACAAAAAGAATTACAAAATCAGAAAAGATCAGGTGGTATCCTGAATCCATATGGAGCAACATAATGAGCATAGGATTTACACTACTAGATGGTAGTACTGCAATACCCGATAAAAATCATACAGTAAGCTCGAGTCATAAAGTATTAACCGCTAAGTTTGGTGACGGGTATGAGCAAAGAATAGCAGACGGAATAAACTCTTTAAAAGAGGAGTATTCTCTGTCTTTTAATACAAGAGCAAAAGAAGAGATAGATAATATACGTTTATTTCTAAATGATAAAAAAGGCGTAGGTAGTTTTCCGTATACGTATTTAGATAGTAACTTATCTGGCGGAGAAGTAACTGTGCAGGTAGTATGTGAGAACTTTAACACTGTACATAACTATGAAAACTACTTTAGTTTAACAGCAAAATTTAGAAGAGTATACGAAGCATGAGCCAAAATAAGATTCTTACAGATGATTTGAGAGTAAGTTTTATTGAAAGCCCTATTATAGAGCTTTTTGAGTTAGACTTAAACACGTCTTTAGATTCTGAAGATGATGGTATTTTACGGTTCCATGCTGGGTTAGACGGTAGCTTAGAAGAGGTATCTTTCAAGGGAAATCTTTATCAACCTATGCCTGTATTTTTAGATGGAGTAGATGTCTCTTCGGATAATGCTAGTGGAAGACCTACTCTTACTATAGCAAATGTTACTAACATTTTAAAAGATCTATTAAATGATTATAACTTTTCGTTTGAGTCTTTAATAGGTAAAAGACTAACTAGAATTAAAACGTTTGAAAAGTATTTAGACTCTGGATCAGAATCTTTAAACCCTTTCGAGTTCCCTAGAGCATCTTTTTATGTAGACAGAATTTCGTCTAAAAACAGTATCGGGGTCAGTTTTGAACTTACATCTCCTTACGATGTAGAAGGAGTAAAGCTACCTAAAAGAATAACTGTAGGTAAATACTGCTCTTGGATGTACCAAGGCTACGAAAGACATACTAAAGGCGGTTGTATTTGGAAAATAGATAACACTTACTTAGTAGGTGATACCGTGTATACTCTTTTCTTCGACACTTTTGATAGACCTATCGTTTCTCTATCTCTAGTAACTTCGCTTACTTCTGCGTACGATGCAGAAGTTTCGTATAATATAGACAGTGTTATTACTTTTAACGGAAAATACTATAGAAGTGAAGTTGTAGATAACTTGGGTACAGATCCTGTTACATCTACATTCTGGAAAGAGCTAATAGTAAGTACAAATTTCTCTCAGGGCACTAGCTATTCTAAAGACGATGTTGTTGTACACGATAACAAAGCCTGGAGATGTTTAATTAACACTAATACAAAAGTTCCTGGAGATGCGCCTGCTTATTGGATAAGAATAGATCTATGCAGTAAAGAGCTTAGTGGCTGTAAGAGTAGGTTTCAAGCTCGTATAACTCCGGAAGGCATTCCATCGGCTTCAAAAGACACGTCAAAAACTTTACCTTTCGGAGGCTTTCCAGGTAGTGAAAAGTTTAATTAACTATTTAACAGAAATACAAGCCCATTTCGAAAGCGAGTACCCTAGAGAGGGCTGTGGCGTCCTAGGTATAGTAAAAGGCAAGTTACAATGGTACCCTTGTACTAATATAGCTCCTTCGGAAGAGGACTTTGTACTGGACTCTACTGAGTACTTTAATATAAAGAAAATAGCAGATATTGTAGGTATAGTACACAGCCATCCAGATGCACCTAGTACTCCTTCTCAGACAGATATAGATAACTGCAATGCTCTAGGAATACCTTATTACATATTTAGTTACCCAGGTATGGATTTAGAAGTAGTAACTCCTAGATATAATCAAACTGAGTTATACGGACGTACTTACTCTTTTGGTACAAAAGACTGTTTTGAAGCATCCAAGGACTGGTATAAAGAAATAGGTATAGAGTTACCTCCAAGAGACCCGTATGAGGACGACTGGTGGAAAAAAGGATTGGACTACTTCTCAGAAGAGTACTTAAATTCTTGGAAATTTTATAAAGTAACCGATGTACAACCCAATGATCTATTAGTGTTTTCTGTAGATTCTGGTGTACCAAATCATTGCGGGGTTTATGTGAATAATGACATATTTTTTCACCACGCACAAAACAGGCTTTCATGCAAAGAAAACCTTTATCCCTTTTGGATAAAATATTTAACAGGAATTTACAGATATGATGCGTAAAGTTTACTTAGAAGGAGAGATAGCATTCAAATACGGAAAGGTATTTGATATGAATGTTTCTTCTATTTCTGAAGTTTTTAGAGTACTTCAAGCTAATTTTGAAGACGTAAAACATTACTTAGTAGAATGTGAGAGAAAAAACATAAGTTTTTCTTTTCAGGTAGCTAATAAATCTCTGAACTCAGAAGAAGACCTTATACTTCCTTTAGACGATGGAGATATTTTAATTTCCGCAGTACCCGCAGGTTCAAAAAGTGGTGAAAGTAAATTATTTGCAGCACTTCTTATAGCAGCATCTTTTATGATACCAGGCGCTCAAGGAGCAAGCGGCTTTTTAATAGAGGCAGGATCTTTAACTATTCCAGGACAGATTGCAGCGTCTATAGGTATTAATTTAGCTTTGACAGGTATTCAACAATTAATGGCTCCAGACCCTTCTACGGACTCGGATGAGCCTGCTTCATATCTTTTTGATGGCAGTAATCAAAACTCTGTAGAAGGGGATCCTGTTCCTATTTTATACGGAGAATTAAAAGTCCCAGGAAAACCTATAAACTTTGGGGTAATATCTTCTAGACGTAGCCATGTAGCGAATAACTACGGCTCTGGAGGAAATAATGTATCAGGAGATAGAGGCGATGGACACACAGGCACTGTGACGGTAGTAAGAGAATAATTATGATAACAAGTAGAGATAGAAAAATAGCAGGAGAGTCTACTCTTGCAAAAACCAGCGGAATTACCAAAGAACAGATTATCTGTATATCAGATCTTATCTCAGAAGGCCCTATAGAGGGTTTAGTTGAGGGAGGTTCTTCTATATATTTAAACGATGACCGATTCATGTTAGCTACTGGACAAGGTAGCAGTATAGCGACTGAATTAAACTTTACAACAGTGGCTGGAAGTGTGAATGCCACTAGCGATACACCTCAGTATATTGATTACCTAGATACGGGAGTACGAAGAATCGCACTTCTTTTAGACGTGTGGGAGTTTTCTGTGTCTAAAGGTAATTATGGAGGTGAGGATGCCGGCACTGGTAATAGTATTTACTTGAACAATTTAGACGTAACTTCTCCTACTTCTCAAATGGTAGTAGCTTCAGAAGATACTGCATTTAATTACCCCAATGCTACGCTAAGCTACTCTAGAGATGGTGATTTAGTTACACTTCAAGGGTACATTATAGAAGCTGGGGATACTGGAGAAGCTGATGGATATTTTAGATTTATCCCTGATAACCTCTCTAATGTAGCCTTACTTGATATACCTCAAAATCAAACTTTAACTTTAAACATACACTATAATACAGTTATTATAGAGTGGGGTGCTGTAGTAGAAAAAGATGATCCTGCAGCAAAAGAAATTAGATTTTTAACAAATGCGCCTAAGTCTGGAACTTTTAAAGTAACAGTTTCTCAACTTTATAAAACCAGAGCACGTCAGCCTTTAGATACTAGAAACTTTTTCGAGCTTGCAGATAAGTATGAACACAGTACAGCACAGTTTCGCACTGGTACTTTATATCAACCACCTATTGAAGCAACTGGCATAGGTGTTAATTCCATACAGATACCAAATAATAGCTTTCAAACACTAGCTTTAGAATTTATAGACGCAAACTCGGAAGATCCTCAAGGTGTCGCTGCAGCATCTCCTTTTATACAGGGATCTTCTTCAAGTGGTTTTGGCTTATCTGCAGAGCAAGCTTCTGAAGCAGATGAAGCTCGTTTAACTATAAAATATGGAAGTTTACTTAACAGAAACCGGGAAAATGGTAATGAAAATATAGCAAGAGCTAGCTATAAAATTACCTTAAAAATTATTAGAGGTTTAGAGGAGTCAGAGATAGTACTTACAGAGTCCAGAGACCACTATGGACAGACTACCTCTCCCGTTGTCTTTGAAGAAGTAATAAACTTAGAGCCTTTTAAGCCTTTTACAGATTTTGCTGTAAAATTTGAAAGAATTACAAGACACGATGGAGACGCTATTTTTGAAGATGGAACGACTAAAGAGCATAGCGACATATACGCTACTTCTATTATTTCTGGTGTTAACGCTGTAATTAAAGAGCCTTTAAACTATCCTCTAACTTCGTATGCACACCTAACTTTCTCTGCAAAAGAGTTTCCTAACTTACCTAAAAGAACTTATCACGTTAGAGGTCTAAAGGTAAAAGTACCTGATAATTACACCCCTAGAGAATTAGCAGGATCTCAGGATCCTTCAGATTTATACAATGGATTATGGACTACGGGGCAGTTTAGAGAAGAAAGAGTCTATACTAATAACCCTGCCTGGGTATTTTATGACATAATATCTAACAATAGATATGGTCTCGGTGATTGGATCTCAGTAGACGATGTAGATAAGTATGCTCTATACAGAATAGCAAAATACTGTGATGAACTTGTGCCTGATGGAAAAGGTGGTTTAGAGCCTCGATTTACTGCAAATATTTACTTAACCAAAGCTGCGGACGCCTACAAGGTTTTAAAAGACTTTGCAACTATCTTTATTGGTATTATGTACTGGACCGAAGGAGAGTTAAAAGCGGTGGCAGATATGAGAAGTGATCCTATATACAACTTCTCAAAATCAAATGTTATTAAAGGCGAGTTCTCTTATGAAAGTACAGGAAGTAAGACTAGAGCTAACCAAGTAATTGTAACTTGGAACGATCCTGAGTTAAATTACGCTCAAAGAAACATCATAGTAGAAGACAAAGAAAATATTGTAAAAACAGGTAAGTTAATATCTGAACAAGCTGTAGCTTTTGGCTGTACTTCTGAAGGCCAAGCTATACGTTACGGTAGATGGAAACTTTGGACTTCTATAAATCAGACAGAAATTGTATCGTTTAAAACGTCTTTAGATTCTGCCTTTTTAATGCCTGGGGACATTATAAACGTTCAAGACTCTGGAGAATATAATGTACGATTTAGTGGTAGAGTCAGTAGTTCTGCACAACCTACCACAACTTCTATGACTATTGATAGCCCTGTTTACTTACAAGAGGGCAATCAGTATGAGCTAAATATAATCTTAGAAGATTTATCTTCTCCTAACGAAGGTGAGCAGGCAGATAGACCTGTAAAAGTAGAAAAAGTATCTATTACAAATCCTACGGGATCTAATGTAAGTGCTTTAACTTTTGATGCACTATCTTCTGCACCAAAAGCAGGAGCTATTTGGACAATAGTAGAAAAGACTGTAGAAGGAACGGCATTAAGCTCTTCCAAAGAGTATAGAATACTAGCTATAACTGAAGATAGTAAGTCGCAGTTTAGTATTACAGCAGTAGAGTACTACTCAACCAAATTTGATGATATAACAAAAGAGTTTAGTTTGGTAACCCCTGATACTGTATATCCTAAAATACCTTTTAGTGCTGAGCCTCCTAAGGTTGAAAACTTATACATTCATATGGATGCTGACTATAATAAGGGCGGTAATGAGTTTATACTAATGTGGGATCTTCCAGAGCAAGATAATATCTCTAATGAAGTAGCGGAAATTTTAGTTTACCATACAATTTCTGGCTATGAAAGCCCTTTAAGACTTTCTTCTAGCATTACAAAATATGTGTTTGAAGGTGTTTCTGATGGTAGCTACTCTGTGGGAGTAAGCACTGTAGGGCCTACTGGTAATAAATCTGGATCTGTATTTACTAAGTTTACTGTAGAAGATAAGTTTGCTTTAAATGTTCCTAGAGGTGCAGGAGGTTTACCTATCGGTGGGAGCGCTGGTACAACTATAGAGTTAGCAAATAATATCTTAGGTTTTGCATATGCTAGTCCTTCTTTAGCAACTATAGCTAATCCTGTAAATGTATACAGAGGAGAGATAGCCTCTTTAGATATATCGAGTCTCGCTTCAGGTACTTATTCTATTGTTTTTGATAGATCAGAACAGTCTTTAATCCCTTGTACTTACATAAAGGATACTGCTTTAAACGTTAATTATTGGAAAAATAATTTAAACAATAACGATTTTATTTCAGCTACAGGTAGTGTGTCTGTTCAGAAAACCAGAGTTACAGGCGTATCTACTGTATTTACTTCAGAATTCTCCGTAGGTTCCTTGATAAAGATGGGGTCTGTAGTAGCCAAGATAGTTTATATAGAAAGTGATACAGAATTATTAATAGACAGGACTTTTAATAGTACTATTGTAGATTCTTCTATATCTAAGCTGTCATTCGAGCCTGACTACATAGAAGATAGTATAGTGGCAGAGCTTTATGTTTCTACCGAAGATACGTTTAAAGCTTACACTTCTGTAGATAAGTCGTTAAATGCTATATCTGTAAGCATTGAGTCAAGCATTGCAGGCTTTACTTTTAAAAACGGCTCTGGAGACGAAAAAACACTTTCCGCTGTAGTGTATGACGGAGATAATTTAGTTACCTCTGGAGTAACTTATCACTGGAAACGAGATGGAATAACTATAAAGCTCGATACAGATAATAGAGTAGACATGTCTAATGGAACTATAAATGCCGTAGGCTCTAGCTTTTCAAGTATCATAGTCGGACATGAGGATATAGATGATGGTAGCTCCAACCTAATCACTTGTGAAGCAACAGTAGTATAAAGACAAAAGGCCCAAATAAAGGGCCTTTTATTCTTACCTCCCCAAAAAAATTTCTTGCATATTATTTATTTTGAAGGTATAATCTTTGTATAGTTGAACAAACACCCTTCTTAGCGATTTCTTTTATCGCACAAGCTATACATCAGGAATAAAAATGAGCAGAACAGCAATAGGACAAGCAACCTTAACAGATATACTCGACGGAGAAAACGGAACTCCAGGAGAGGACGGTGCTCGCGGTCCCGGCCGTTGGAGTATCGGAGTAACCGCGCTACCTACAAACAGCACAGAAGCCTCCTCTGCGTGGACAAACGGTACTGGTGTACAACCTACCGATCCAGTCGCAGATGATCAAGCCTGGTTTTATACAGGTACAGAGTCTTCTCCTACTTCGCAATCCGTATGGATATATAGCGGAACTACTTGGTCAAACCAAGAAGAAGTAATTAGTGGTGATTTAATTGTCGATGGCACGATCACAGCAGATAAAATTAACGCAGAAGAAGGTAACTTCGGAAAATTAGTAGCAGATATTGGTATATTTGGCGAAATCGACACGGGGTTGCTAGACGCTGATAGTGTTATAGCTCGGGAAGTACAAATATATCCAGAAGATGGCACTGCTCCTACAATTACAGAAGATCCTGTAACAGGAGATCCTGTATTAACAGGCTCTGGTATTGATTTAAAAGCTGACGGTGACGTATACATTGGAGATTTTTCAGCAGACAAGTATATGTTCTGGGACCAGTCAGAAGGTACGATGACCTTTCGAGGAGACTTAAACGCAGATGATATTACAGCAGGCACAATTACCGCAGAGCATATAGCCGCCAACACTATTACGGCTAATCAAATTAATGCAGAGGTAGGTAACTTCGGAACTCTAGTAGCAGATATAGGTGAGTTTGGAGTTCTTGATACTGATACCCTTAACGCAGAAGCTGTTATAGCACGAGAAATTCAAGTATATCCAGAAACAGGTTCTGCTCCTACTATTACCGAAGATCCTGTAACAGGAGATCCTGTACTATCTGGTGCAGGGGTAGACATTAAACAAGATGGTGACGTTTATATTGGTGATTTTTTAAATGATAGATATATATTCTGGGATCAATCAGAAGGCACTTTAACTCTTCGAGGAGACGTAGATGCAGGTGATATAACCGCTACGAGCCTTTCCGCTATCTCTGCTAATCTAGGTACAATTACAGCAGGTACTATGCAGAACTCTGGAGCTAATGCTATTCCTGATGCTGACTCTGCTCCAGAGGGCGACGAATCTGGTGCCTTTATTGATCTTACAGACGGAAAGTTTGTATTCGGAGACGCATCTGCTCATATCTTATGGGATGGTACTAATCTTAGTCTTTCTGGCGTAACTATTGATGCTTCTTCAAACATTGATGCAATTGCAGGTATTACTTTTCAACAAGACGGTACTACGTTCACTGCTATCCCAGACGGAGAAACTGAAGCCGTACCAGTAGCAGTTACATCTGTAAACCTTTCCACAAATCTAACAGGAACTATTAGCGGTCAAACTATTACCGTAACTGCAACAGACACAAATGATTATGTAGATTCTGTTTCTTTTAGTACGGACGGAGGGGTCCTTACACTAGGCAGAACTGGAGAGCTTTCAGACCTAACTGTAGATCTAGACGGAAGATACCTACAATCAGAGTCTGATACAATTGATACTGTTCTTGGCAGAGGAAATACTACTGCTAAAAACCTTACCGTAAATAATATGACTATTAGTGGAAATCTTACTGTATCTGGCAGTACCACTACAATCAATACAGAAGAAGTAAACATAGCAGACAATACTATAGTTTTAAATAGTAACTTTACCGGAGCGGAACCTACAGAAAGTGCTGGTATTGAAGTAGAACGAGGCTCTACAGAGTCCAATGTATCTTTACTTTGGAATGAGTCTAATAGTAGATGGATGTTTACTAATGACGGATCTGGGTACCATAATCTCCCTTTAGGCTCTGACTACGATAAATATCAAAGCTGGACAGTATCTGACGGAACCACAACGGGGACAGTATCTTCTGGAAATACTGTAAAATTTGAAGGAAGTGGCGCAGTTTCTGTAGCTTATAACGATACAAGTAAGAAAGTTACTATTACAGGTACAAATACTACTTACAGCACAGCTACTAGTAGTACACTAGGCCTTGTAAAAATAGGCTACACTGAAAATGGTAAAAACTATCCAGTAGAGTTAAGTAACGGTCAAATGTATGTTAATGTTCCTTGGACAGATGATAATACAGTAACAAGTGTTGGAGTTTCTGGCTCAGAGTCTACGGGTACTATTACTTTAGGAGGTTCTGGGGCTACTACAATAACTCAAGACGGTGGTGCTATAACTATCTCGTCCACAGATAATAATACTTGGAATGCAAATGCTGTAGACGTAGCAGGGTACGTAGCAGCTCCTACAAGCTCTACAGCAAATCAAGTCTGGAAGACTAATGCGAGTGGTGTTCCTGCTTGGAGAGATGATACAGACACTACCTACAGCAATGCTACTATTACTGCAGCAGGTCTTATGTCCTCTACCGATAAAACTAAGTTAAATGGAATTGATACAAACGCAAACAACTATACTTTATCTGCAGCAACTGCTGACGTTTTAGGTGGTATCAAAGTAGGCTCTAATCTAACGATAGAAGACGGAGTTCTTTCTGCGGACTCTCAAGCTTACACGTTACCTGCAGCATCTCCTAATACTTTAGGAGGTATTAAAGTAGGGACTAACCTAAGTATATCAGATGGGGTACTATCTTCTACCGATACGACCTACAGTGCTGGAACTCTTATAGATATTGTTAACGAAGAAATAAGAGTAGACCTATCTGAGCTTACAGATATGACAGAAGAAGCTGTATCAACAGATGAATTGGTAATTCTAGATAGCTCTTCTCAAAAACGAAAAGCAATTAGTGAGATAAAATTAAGTATTTTTAACAATGATCTTACAGGAGTTGATGCGTCTACTTTAGGAGGACAGTCTAGTTCTTACTATTTAAGTACTGATACAGTTTTTGGAGGAGATGTTTCAGGAACTTATAATGCTATCTCTATTCCAGGAAAAGCAAATGTATCTGGAGACACTTTTACAGGTACTATTACAGTTCCTGAAATAGACTTTGTTTCGCCTGATCAAGCTTCAGAAATTACAGCAACTATGTTAGACGGAGGTACACTATCGTTTAGTGGATCTGCAGGGCAGCTTTTTTCAATATCAGATACTTTAACAGGTACTATATTTTCCGTAAATGACGTATCTGGTATACCAAGTATTGAAGTAGATGATGATGGAACTATACGTTTAGCAGAATACGCAGGAAATGTACTAATTGGCACTGATGTAGATAATGGTACAAGTGCTTTACAAGTAGACGGAACAGTGACCGCAACTACTTTTGATGGTAGCTTAGATTGGGATAACATTACAAATAAGCCTACTATTGATAACTCAGTAGACTACATTAATGCCGCAAGTTTTGATACAGATAACGGAATACTTACTTTAACTGGCCCTGGTCGTGCAGGGGCTACAGTAGATCTTGATAATAGATACTTAACTTCTTACGTAGATACAAATACTACATACGATCTAACTGTTCCTGCAAGTACTACAAAAATAAGACTAACAGGCTCTAATAGTACAAATGATGACGTAGAGATTGCAGGAAGCGGGGCTACTTCTGTTACTCGTACAAGTGCCACTAAACTTACTATCTCCTCTACAAATACTACATACGCACAAGCAACTTCAAGCGTTTTAGGTTTAGTTAAGACAGGGTTTGCAGAAGATGGCAAAAATTACCCTGTAGAATTAAGTTCAGAAGGTAAGATGTATGTTAATGTTCCTTGGTCAAATACACAAAGAGCTATACATGATACTCCAGAAGATGGAGCTACTACCACATCTATCAGTTCTAACTGGGCTTTTGATAACGTTAAAACTGCTGTACCTGCTAATGCTGTTTTTACAGATACGGATACAGTAACAAGTGTGGGTATTGATGGATCAGAGGCTTCTGGTACTATCACAGTAGCGGGGTCTGGAGCTACTACAGTAACTCAAACCGGAAATACTATAACTATTTCTTCTACTGATACTAATACACAAAGAGCTATACATGATACTCCAGAAGATGGAGCTACTACCACATCTATCAGTTCTAACTGGGCTTTTGATAACGTTAAAACTGCTGTACCGGCTAATGCAGTTTTTACTGATACAACATACACGGCAGGAAGTGGGCTGAGTCTTACCGGTACAGAATTTAAGATAAATCCGTATAAAAACTATGCTCAAGATGATGGAGATCATGATTTTCATACTTGGGATAAAATTCTTACTACTTATTCAGATAATAGTGGAGCACCTGCTTATGTAGTAATTCGTACAAAAGTACCTCAGGATAGTTATAGCATGGCAGGTTTTGATTTAATTTATCAAAACGCTTATAATACAAACACGGAAGGCGCAGAGCTTCATATTTATGGTTACTGGAATCCAGAAACTAACGGAGGTTTTAGCGGTTTTAGGTATACAACAACTAATCCAAACGTAAATCCTACTATAGAAGTAGCCAGAGACACTGATGGAAACACGGTCTTTATACTAAGCGGAGAAACTACTAGCTATCTACAGCTTGTGGCTAAGAATCTATACGCTGGTTATAGCGCTAGTGGCGCCGTAGCTACTTGGGGAGATAACTGGTCTGTAGAAGAATACTCTACTGAACCTACGTTCACAAATAAAGACACTGTTGTTAGAACTACTTTTCAGGATACAAATACATGGAAAGCTAACTCTAGTACTTCTGAAGGGTATGTAGCGTCGGGATCTGGACAAGCCAATAAAGTATGGAAAACAGATGCAAATGGTGTTCCTGCTTGGAGAGATGACGCAAATGATGATACCAACACAACTTATACAACCTCGATTCCTGCTGATACTACAAAAATAAGATTAAACGGTTCTACTGGGAGTACTGACGATATAGAGATCGCGGGTGGAACTAACGTGACTGTTACTAGAAATAGTGATAGTAAATTAACCATTGCCGCCACTGACACTAATACCTGGAATGCAAACACAAAAACCGTAGCGGGGTACGTATCAGCTCCCGGGGCTGTAGCTAATAAAGTCTGGAAGACCGATGCAAGTGGTGACCCTGCTTGGAGAGATGACGCAAATACATGGAAAGCCAACTCTAGCACTTCAGAAGGATATGTAGCTTCAGGGGCTAGCCAAGCTAATAAAGTCTGGAAGACCGATGCAAGTGGTAACCCTGCTTGGAGAGATGACGCAAATACTACGTATAACAATGCTACTACGGGTGTAGATGGTCTTATGTCTTCTACAGATAAAACTAAGTTAGATGGAATTGCTACAAGCGCGAATAACTATAGTTTACCTACTGCTACCACTAATACTTTAGGGGGTATTAAAGTAGGAGACAGACTTACTATTACAAACGGAGTCCTTTCAGCAAATGTACAAAGTACTAGTTATAGCCTTCCCACTGCTTCTTCTACTACAAAAGGGGGTATAACAGTAAGCGGCAATGACGGCTTAGAGATGGATGGTACCAATCTTAAACTGAAAAACCATAGCGCAAACTTTGACACAATTACGGCAGATATAGGTACCTTTAACGTAGTAGATACAGACGTTCTCGACGCTGAGAGTGTTATAGCTAGAAAAATTCAAGTTTACCCTACAGGAGGCACAGCCCCTGATATTAGCGGTACTACTATATCGGGAAAAGGTGCTGTAATTAATCAAGACGGAGATGTAATGATCGGAGACTCTGGCGGAAAACACATTTTCTTTGACGAATCTGAAGGCACTCTTGAAATATCAGATGGATCTGGAGATGATCGTACAGAGTTTGATGGGGGAACTATAAAGGTATTTTCTGGTGGGGTATTACGAGTTAAAATAGGAAACCTTGCTTAGTGCAGGGTTTTCTTACCTCTTAAAAATAATTCTTGCACTCGAAGGTGCATATTGATATAATTTGACAATAGGAGATTCAAATGACAGCAGCAACATACAACTTAGTGATCGACCAAGGTTCAGACTTTGCAGTAGATCTTACTATCACAGAAGGTGAAACAATAAAGGACTTAACAGGTTACTCTGCTAGGTCTCATATTCGTGCAAAGATTACAGACTCCGCTTTAGCTGCTAGTTTTACTTGTACTGTACTAGATCCTGTAACAGAGGGCAAACTCAAAATGGAACTACCAAATGGGGTATCATCTGAGATGGCTCCTGGTAGGTACTTTTATGACTTAGAGCTATTTACAGCCAATGACGTAATAGTTAAACGTTTATTGAAAGGTGAAATAACTATTAACGCAGAAGTGACAAGATAATGGCAGATACAAGCATAGAAATTGTTACTAATTCTACGGAAGTTACCGTAGAGGAAGAAAATATAATAATTGATATAGTACCGGAAGTTACTACAGTAGAGGCAGCTTTATCTGTTCCTACTATTTCGGCTAATGCTATAACTGTTACGCCTTATGGCACAGTAACAGGAAACACTTTACAGACCGCAATAGAACAACTTGCAGATCAAGATTTTCGGTCATCTTCAACTCCCACTGGATCAAATATCGAGGAAGGAGATACGTGGTATAACACAGATACAGATCAATTTTACGTCTATAGACAAGTCTCTGGCACCGGCCTGACTTGGGTTCCTATAATGGTAGGAAACGAGTCGCCTGACTCAGACACATTAGACGCGGGAGCTTTTTAGCTCGTTGGAGTGACATAGAATGTCTCAAATTATTAAGATAAAACGTAGTACCAGTACAGCGGTACCTACTTCATTAAATCAAGGCGAATTAGCCTATTCTACCTTAAATGGCGGTAAATTATTTATAGGCCGACCAGGAGGTACTTCTGGTGACATTGATGTTATCGGCGGAAAATACTACGTAGACGTAGTAGATGACTTAGTTACCGGCGGTAGTATTGAGCTTGTAGGTGACGTAACAGGAACCTCTACTTACAGCAATGGTACGTGGGAAATCAACACTAGTATTGCACCAGTTACATTAACAGCAGACTCAGGAGCGGGCGTAGCATTTAACGTACCTGACGATGATATTGACTTTAATGGCGAAACTGGTATTACTACCAAGATCGCGAAAGTTGGTACAGGCATCACTGTAGGTATTGACTTAGACGATACAGCAGTTACTCCAGGAACATACGGCTCTTCTACTGAAATTCCTACATTTACAGTCGACCAACAAGGTCGCTTAACAAATGCGGGTACAGCTAGCGTAGCAACAATTTTAAACGTAGCGGACGAAGATGGCACTGTAAACGCTGTAGACCTTTTAAATGATACTCTCACAATCACAGCGGGTGTGGATTTAACTACAAACTTTACTTCTGCTGACACCTTAACTATTACGCACGATGATTCAGGCGTAACAGCAGGATCTTATGGAAGCACTACTCAAGTTCCTACTTACACAGTAGATGCTCGAGGTCACGTTACTGCATCTGGTCAAGTAGGCAACTTTATTACTCTTACTGCAGATGGTGGTACAGATCAGCAAGTAGATAATCAAGAAACTCTTGATATTGCTGGCGGTTTAAAGATTACTACTACGGTAGGCGCTAACAATACAGTAACAGTTGCACATGATTTAACTACTCGTACAAACACTACTAGCTCTGCAAATCCTTCAGATGGTGGAAACTTTACTGTTATTGATAGTGTAACTACTGACTCAACAGGTCATGTTACTGGAGTTAACACTTCAACTATTAATCTACCTGCAGAAGATGATACTCTTGACAGTGTTACAGATCGCGGTAATCAGACTAACAATGATATATACATCGGTGACTTATACATAGGCTATCCAAATCATGCATCTGATACAGGCTCTGCAACTATTTACGGTCCTGGTACTCTTACACTTGATCCGTCTTTCCACTCAGGTCAAGACGATGGTACAGGAGATACTTCTGGTATAGGTGGTACTGTTGTAATCAATGGTGACTTAACTGTTCAAGGTACAACTACTACAGTTAATTCAAATACCGTATCTATTGGCGACAATATCATTGTTCTTAATGGTGACGAGACAGGTACTCCTACTCAGAACGCAGGTATTGAAGTAGAAAGAGGAACCGCAGTCAACGTATCTTTACGATGGAGAGAGCAGTCGACTCAATGGCAATTAAGCACTCCTCTGCCCGATAATCAAGTTCAATATGAGAATATACTAACACAAACTAATTTTGAAACAGAAATTCCAGTCCTTGATGGTGGTACTTTCTAGAAAACCTCTAAAATT